ATAGTATCCTACCAGCGGCGGGGAACTTAGACATAGTTAACGCCAATGTTCGGGCGGATAAGTTCAACGCGGCGACCAATATCGGGGTGGCCAACACGAACCCCGACTTTAATTTTTCAGTGGGCGACAAATTTCATGTGGACAAGGACTCCACGGATCCCGTGAGTATCACAGGGAACGTCGTCGCTTCAGGAATCAAAATATCTAACCTCACTATCGGTCCCGCTTTCGATTTCGCATCCGTCTCTAACGTCGGTAACGTTACGGCGAATGTCATTCAATTCGCGAATGCCACCACAGGCTTTACGACCACGGCGAACGTTGAGATTGGTGGGAACATCAGTCTCACCGCGAACGCTCAGGTCAAGGTGGGTTCCAACGTACTCGCGGAGTATACGGGGCCTCATGGGAGGGAGCCAAAGGAGATGCCTCTCAAGAAGTATCCCGAGATTGTTTTTGAAGAGGGGAAGTTTGATAGGAATGACTCGACGAATACATACGTTCAAGCGGGGTATACGGTGACGGCGAGTAGTCAATATATAGGAAATGGTACGATTTATAGGGTATGGAAGATATTTGATGAAAAACTTGGTGGCACGCCTGCAGGTGAGACGTGGATACAAGGCAATCTTTCGGCGTATGATAGTAATGGAGACTATGTATTAAGTCCCGCTAATAACTTAGGAACGGGTGCAGATGATGGTGAATGGGTTAAATTGGAATTACCAAATAAAATAACACTGGAACGTATTCACATTACACCACGTGAATCGAATCGTGCACCCGAAGATTTCAAGATATACGGTTCTATCGACAATGTAAATTGGGTAGAAATACTTTCCGAGACGGGTGCTTCTCCAGCTATCACGACTGGTACATCGTACACGGTTGATGTTAGAACCACGTCGTATAAGTATTTGGGTATGGTTATTAAGAAAATCGTAGGATCTGGTTATTTCGCTATTGACAATCTAGAACTCTACGGCTATGAAGAGCCCGCACCTCCCGGTGACCTTTCCCTAGACACGACCCTAAAGTCTACGTTCAACTCCGTTCGGTCGAACAATTACGTGATGTATTTCGATGGGGAAGACCCTACCGGTGACCCCGTGGTTCCCAAGTATCTCCCAAGTGGTTCAGCTAAATCTATCACCCCAAATAACGTGGTCTTCGACGCGACAAACAATTGCTGGACTCTCAACGGCTCTACGGAGAGTAACGTGACCACAGGTTCCCTTGGTTTCGAGGGTGATGTGCCACACACAGTCTCCACTTGGATCAACGCCTCGAATCTGGAGGCGAATGCAACGACCCAACAGCTTTTCAGTATAGGGTCGGGATACTCCAAGGAAATCGTTCGAGTTGATGATACCCAAATCGCCGCGAACACGTGGCACAACGTGACCTATGCGTACCAAGGTGAAGGTGGGTCCAAGGTAACCTATGTGGATGGACGGAAGGTTGAGGAGACCCAAGTTGAGGATACCTTCGGGGAATACCCACCCTTCGCGATGACGGATTACGAGACTGGTGGGTACCGGGCGAGTGCGAGTAGTGAACTTCCTCACAGTGGCTCTAATTATAAAGCGTGGAGAGGTTTTGATGATTACGTAACTGGTAATGATAATATATGGATTTGTGGTAGTGGTCAGTATGATGGAACGGGTGCGTATACAGGTTCTACATCTACCACGGTTAGTGGTACAGGTTATTCCGGTGAATGGCTTCAAATCGAATTACCACATAAACTAAAAGTTAACTATGTAGCGGTGCTACCACAAAATGACACTCTTTCACGAGCACCAAAAAATGGTGTCTTCGCTGGAAGTAATGACGGAACTACATGGAACTTACTTGGTTCATTTACGGGTATCACAACCACGTCCTCACCTGCGTGGTCGGCAACTGTTCCCGTAAACTTTACGCTAACTAGTTCAACTGCGTATAAGTATTTCCGTATTATAGTAACGGCTGGTGTATCCACATCATTGGTGACAGTTCAAAATATGCAACTCTACGGCCACAAGGAAGGCGACCTGACCCGATTCCCCGAGCCGACGCGGGTGCTCGAATATCCACACATTGATGTGGGTGTTCCACGGGATACTCCAGCTAAACGAGGATATACTGTAACTACAGGTACTTCTATATTCAGTGGTCGGACAGGTGCCCGTGCGTTTGATGATCAGCCAACAGGAGATGGATGGGAAACTAACAACGGTTCTTTCAGTGACCAGGTTAATCAGACTGGTGGAGACACGTTTACTAATTTAGGATTGGGTGGTGGTTCATTTACGGGTCACTGGATTCAACTTGAAATGCCCCATAAACTTAAATTTACCGGGCACATAGAAATTAATGCGTATGTGAACGGAACTACCGATGATAGACGACCGGATGCTGGTGCGTTTTTAGGAAGTAATGATGGTTCAAATTGGTACTTATTACATGAATTTACATCAGGGAGTTTGAATTGGGTAAGTTTAGGTGGAACAACTAACCAAGCTAAAATAACTACACTATCAGCTTCAAACACAAACGCCTATAAGTATGTTGTTATGGTCATTACAAAAAAATCGGATGTTGGAACATCAACAGTCACAAGAACTTCAATTCGTCGACTCAGGTACTACGGCACAGAAGAAGATACCGGCACCCCCGCGATCGTGGGTGGTCCCTTCGCGGGTAAGGTGGCGAACTTTAGGGTCTACGACCAGTACTTGGGTGACGAGCGGATCCAAGAGATTTACGATGCACAAAAGGACGAGTTCGGGCACAAGAAATCCTCGATGACCTTCTACAAAGGTCGCCTCGGGATAGGCACGACTGAACCCGAGGGCGCTTTGACGGTCATAGATGAACCTCACAATTTGGAGATGTTTCCTGCACACGAACTTGTTTCCAATGATACTCACATGGATGGACAGGGGATTATTAAGGTAAGGTCTAGTTACAGAGGTGAACATGACAGATCTCTCGGTGTTAATGACCATGCATATCGTACAGATGTTCATGCGTACAAAGCCTTTATGAATGATAGGAATTGGACAAGTTATCCGGAAAGAAATACCAGAATGTCCGATGAAGTTGATTTCGGGGCGTGGCTCAAGATTCAAACTCCACAATCGATAAGTCTTAAGAAGGCTAAGATTGAGTCGAACCCAGAGTGGAAACAGGTGGGGCTCGATGTAGACGGGCCTGGATCTGGTGGAAATTTCGGTCGCGCGATCGCGTGTTCGCACGACGGTACGCGTATAATCGCAGGTGGTAAAAATTATAACAGTAGTCAGGGTGTAGCCAAGGTCTACGATTGGAATGGAAGTGCGTGGACTCAAGTTGGGCAAACCTTAACAGGTACCTGGTCTGACGGTCAATACGGAAGAGCTGTGGCTATTTCGGGTGATGGGAATATCATCGCTGTTTCCGCACCGTATGAACATACTTCATACACAGATGCGGGTACTGTTCGAGTCTATTATCTCAGTGGATCTACGTGGACCGTTTTACCTGATAGTGGGAGTCTTACGGTAAATGACATCTTCGAGGGAACAAATTCCAGTGTGTTCCTGGGTATGGGAAGAATACAACTTTCGTACAACGGCAAAACACTCGCCATGTGTGAATATGGCTATGATGATGGTACAAATACCGATGCCGGTAGAGTGTTCGTATACCAGTATTCGGATGGTGCCTGGTCTTATAAGGGAACCGGTGCTACCCAGTTTGTAGGCTCTGCAGCGAATGTCCACTTCGGCTTTGGATTGAGTATGAGTGAAGATGGTAACTGTTTAGCACTAGGAACACTCGATGCCGGATTTTTTGTGGAAGTTTATACATGGGACGGATCTGCGTGGGGTCAAAAAGGTCTACGATTAAATGAACCCAGTAGTGGAAGTACCCAGTTTGGAGCAGCAGTGAGTATATCTAACGACGGAAATATACTGGCGGTTGGCATAAGGGACGCTGATGTAGCTGATGGCGCGCTCGCGACTAACGGTGGTTTAGTACACGTGTATCACTGGACCGGATCCGCGTGGGGAACTCCGCATAAACTTACTTATAACGAAGCTGTCGATGAAGATTTTGCAGCAATTGTAGAATTATCGGGTGACGGTAAAAGATTGATTGTAGGTGCGGATGACGAAAATAGCAATCAAGGAGAGGTGTTTACATTCGAATACACCGGTACTTCATGGGTAATGAGACTCCCCGGTATAATTGGGGCGGATGGTGATACTAATGGTTATTTAGGTTTGGGACCTCTCGCTGGTGGTGGACATTCTATCGCTTTGTCTCGAGACGGTTCGACGATCGCTGGTGGTGAACTCGGACACGATAGTTCTAATGGTCGTTTCCGCGTCTTTTCGATGCCCTCGAACATCAAGAGTATTTGGGGAAGTAATGACAATGAGAACTGGACGAAGATTACCACGGCCCCTACCCGTGAAGAGGCCACCTCCAACGTCGCTGGACTCGCGTTTGGTTACGATGACCGCCTAGAAATTAAGAATCTCGATAACCCCAACTATTACAAGTACCACGCGATCGTCGCGGATGCTTTTACCACCCTTAAAAATGTAAGACTGTACGGTATCCGCGAAAAAGCGTCGAGTACCATTCATGATGGGACCTTGACCCTCACGAAGAATCTCGTCGTTCCTAGGATAGGTCCCGCCTTTGACACCGACGATACACCGAGGCGTGACCGACTCGTCGTGGAATATACCACCTCGACGAGTCCCATAGAATATGGTTACGTAAAAGATACGTCGGGTAACGGATACAACGCGAAAATGGTGGGAGTGGTTTATAATCCATCCGATAAATCGTTCGAGTGTTCGGCGAGTGACGGAAGTCAGTGGATCGAAACCTATATACCAAACGGTTCTCGATTCAACGCCCAATTTACAGTGAGTTTATGGGCAAATATGGGTCAATTTGATCTTTCAAGTCTTTACGGATTCTTATTCGGCTTAGGTGACAGAAGTCAAACGGGATTGAGTTCCACTTCTGGTAACGAAATTTCATTAGTTTACAATCACGCGGGTCTCAATGAAGGGACGTTCTACGCGGGTATAGAGGGTCAGAGTATTATATTTAAAGAATGGACGACTCACGACAGTCACATGGGTCAGTGGTACCACTTAGCTATGACATATGACGGATCTACTTTGTATGTATACAAAAATGGAGAAAATTCTGGATACGGTGCCAGGACGGCACCAGTTTTACCCGATGATAATTGTGTCGTGCGTCTATTTGGTGACGCAGTAAATGAAAACGCTACCCACCAAGGTGTTCAAGCGAGAATTTCCAATTTCAAACTTTACGACTGCTGTCTCACTCGAGATGAAGCAAGAACTCTCTATGATATGGGTCGGTGCGATGAGGGTCACCATGTCGTCAGTTTTGAAAAGACGCGAGTTGGAATAGGTCTCGGGGACGGTTCCGCTCCAAAGGCAGAATTGGATGTACGAGGAACAGCGCGAATTGGTCCGAGTGGTCAGGAATGGAGAACCACCAGTGATGACGCAGCAGATCGTTTACTTCAATTCCACAGTGGACAAGCTGTGAGTGGTCAACCAACACTCGAAGTTACACATTATGGTGGCACCCGAGCGAGTCCAACTCCAACCGTATTACAAATATCTAATGAACTGGGTGGAGGTGCAGATTGGAGTACGACAGAACCCTATGGTATGTTATCATTCGCAACTGCAGATGGAACGGGATCTGGTTTTGGTGGTCCCGCGGCTTCGGTAGGTGCAGTGTCTGACACCGTTAACAGTGGTGGTGACACTCGCTTAGCTTTTTTTACAAATTCGGGAACTGTTCATCTCGAAAGGATGTGTGTAAATCATGACGGACTCGTTGGGATCGGAATGACGGACCCCGCGGGAGTGTTAGACGTGGTGGCGACACAGGAACGTGATTACATCGCACGATTCCGTAACTCGAGTACGAGTAGCGATCAAGATGCGCGTGTAGTAATCGAATGCACCGACGCAGGGGGAGAAGTCCAATTGATGCTTGTAACTTCGAATGAATCGAACCGCGCCGCATGGCATGTATTTGCTGGGTCTGGAAACGGAACTTTACAGTTTCATTATCAAAGCTTGACTTCTTCTCTAAATTACAATGAAGGGACCATTGCGGGCTATATTACAAGAAAAAGTGACAATAATTCACTGAACTTTACCGGTCAACACAGAACATTTATTAAGGATGTACCCTTTTCCCAAGCTGGGGACCTAGAAGGTCTCATCGTCTCTTCGGACCAAAATAAATACATTAAAATGTCTGGTGGTATAGAAGCCGGTTCAAACGCGATCACAACTAACGAGTCGCTTCCAATCGTGTCCATATCGACGATATCAAACGACAAAAAATGTTTCGGTGTCATCTCGACATCCGAGGACCCAGAGACTCGGGAAGAAGCGTACGGTAGTTTTGTATCTGTCTCACAAAAAGAAATTGGCGACACCCGTGTCTATATTAACTCTGTCGGCGAAGGTGCTATATGGGTCGTAAACACGAATGGCCCCCTCGAATCCGGTGACTACATCACAACATCTAACGTTGCAGGGTATGGTCAAAAACAAGACTCCGAGTTTCTCGCAAACTACACAGTCGCCAAAATCACGATGGATTGTGATTTTAATCCAGTGACACAACCCGTCCAAAACATCAAGAAAGAAATGGGTGAGGTGAAATACTGGTTCAAAACGACCTATGAGAATGTAACCGAAGAGGAATATTCGAACCTCACAGATGAAAATAGGCGAATCGTAGACGGTATCTATCAAAAGATTACCAAAGAAGAATCCAAAAAGGAAAAAGAAGGCTACGAACTCGAGGTTCGCCAAGAACTCGTGAACGTTCTCGATGAACATGGTCAGGTCCAATGGGAAGATGATCCATCTGGTGCTACAGAAAAAGCCTACAAAATTAGGTACCTCGATGCCGATGGTAACATCACAGATGAAGCAAATGCAGTTCACAAGGCAGCCTTCGTCGGATGCACGTATCACTGTGGCTAAGTCCCAAGTCCGCAGGACTTGTACCCCTTCCCGAGTTTAAAAAACCTCCCCTTATAATAAATGTCGTACTACTCGAACATCGTGAGTATCGTTCCAACCGACATTTATTCTAATGTCACGGTTGCCGAGTACTCGAACCTCTCAGTAGAAGATCGGGCGAATTATCTAGAGTGTAACTACTACTCTTCGAACACCGTGGGGTACTACTCGAACCTCATGGTCTACGATGGTATTAACGTGTTCTCCAACATTTCTTCGAATGCCTATAATGAATTGACTCCCGACCAGCAGAGCGGATACACACCGGTCATAGAATACTCGAATGTCACGACGACGGATAGTCCACACAGGTACGTCAAGGTTATCACACACTATTCGAACCTCGTGGTTTCAAATGTTGTGATGTACTCCAACATAGACGCGAACGCGTACGCAAACTTGATAACGACCCGACCTTCTTTCACGGTTTTCAGGAAATCTGTTCCGAGTGGGTACTTTGAAATTTCTGTAAAGGAATATGCCGCCAAGTCCCTCGAGGATCGTGAGGGCTACGTTCCTGTGACTATTCCAGAGATGATTACTTCGAATTTACAGGGGTTCTATACGGAAATTACTCAATGAGACCGAAGGTCTCGGGTCATATCCAATGACGCTTCCTACAAATCTATCAAGGTTTCTAAGAAGTTCCATGTCCCAAGTCCGTAGGACTTGTACTCCCTCCCCGTTCCAAGTGCTTCGCACTTGACCCCCCCCTCCAGTCTCATTACGTAACGACTTCGTCGTTCTAAAATGAATTCTTTTCCTCCCTTATAATAAATGTCATTCGAACCACCAGCAGGCATTTTGGATATCGGGAATGCCACGCTTCGTGTGGGGAAACTCGAAGTCGCTGAAACCACAGGTCTAAACCAGGGGCTTCAGAATATCGTGAAGAATGATTTACTCATAACTGAATCGACTACATATACCAGTTCTCAGCATTGGGGTCTTAAGCTTCCGACCACGTGGGTTGCCGAGTTTGATCTTAAAGGTGAAACGGGTAAGTACGTAGAGTTTAACTTTTACAATGAAGGGTTCACTTCGAACACTTCTGGATACACTTTAAACTTTACAGATACCAGTTTGACCCTCAAGTATGATAATGGAAGTACACTCGCGAGTGCCACAATTCCTACCATCGTGGGTACGTTCAGGAAGGTACACATCTTCTTCGAGAGAAATGTTATCGCCGTATCCATCGACGGAACACGGTATCTTTATGATAAACGACCATCAGTTCTTTCGCGTGTCATCAGTACGACGGGTTCGGCCTTTTTGAACCTTTTCGTGGAAGATAACTCAAACGCATCACTCGTAGCCTTCAAAAACCTCCGGGTCGTTAACGGTCGGTTCATTTCAGACGAAACGAGTAACATCGCATTCGTAGGTGGTAACCTCGGTGTGGGTGTGCACTCACCCACCGAAAGTTTGGATGTACTCGGAAGTATTAAAACGAGGGCGAATGTACACGTGACGGGAAACGTATACGCGGAAGGAGAAATAGAATTGTATTCGAATTTGAATATTCAACATGTTTCGAATACCTCGACGATTAAGGCAAACTCCAACGTCGTCACAGAGTTTCCCCGATCCAAGAAACTCATCAAGTATCCGAGGGTGGCTTTGACCCAAAACGCTTTGAATAACGAGTACACCGTCATTCAATCCGGGACAAATGGCAACGAACATAGAAAGGCCTGGTCCTTATTCAATAACGACGTGGCGACAGACGATCAATATCACGCGGTGCCCGCATCGGGAGAAAGTAATCCATATAATCCTAACACGGGTGCATACGAACCGGATGCTGGTTTTGAAGATGGTCTAGGAGATGTGGCGGGTGAATATGTCTATGTTGTGATGCCGGATAAGATAAAATTACAAGGGGTTAGTGTCCATCCTCGAGATGGTGCTTTAGCTAGAAGTGCAGAATCTGCACGTTTCATGGGTTCGAATGATGATGGAACTACCTGGATTGATTTGGGAGGATACGCTAATTATGTATGGGGAGCTGGAAGTCAAGAACCCGGAAACTTTTTTACGGTCGATTCAAACGAATATTACAATTACATTGGTGTGGTTTGGACGAAGGTAAAAGGTGGTTCGGGTGGTGATACGGTAAACATGGCCGAAGTTCAATTTTTCGGCGTCCCCGAATACGACCCCGAAGCTCACGGAACTGATGTGACCGTAAAGTCATACCCCAACGTGCCCAACACGGACTGGTTGGAGGTCTACTATGATGCGAAGGACTTGGCTAACTATACATTATCTGGATCTGACGTAACTGATGTCTTAGACTTGAGTTCACAAAACAGGAATAGCACAGCTACAAATGTTACAATAGATAGTACTTGGAACGCATTCAGATTTAGTGGTTCTGGAAGTGAAACTAAAATAGAAGATTTTACCATATCTGGTGGTGACTACATTCACTCAATGTCTTTATGGGTTAATTCCGACGAAGATTATACTGATCTAGTATCCCCCGATTCACGTAAATTTTTCTTTTTAGGCGCCGATGTAACAACCGGTTCTGCAGCAAGTCATGGTATTTCAGGTTTATTATTTGATCATACTGGATATTTAAAGTGGTATCACTGGTCTAATGATACATATTATAACATTAAATTGAATAAAAATGAATGGTATCACGTCACACTTGTTTACAAGGGAAATACGACTAATACACAAGAAGTATATGTGAATGCTAAACGGATTGATCCAATGAGTGGTGGTAGTTCATCAAGTGCAATCAGTTTACCAACTACAATCGACCTGTTTTTAGGTAGAGGAAGAACGGCATCCAAAAATGCATTTAAAGGTATGATCGCAAACTTCCGCCTCTTCAACCGAGCCATCACATCCGACGAAGTGTGGCAACTTTACTCCTATCAGAAAGAGTATTTCGGTCATGGTGACTTGAGCATGACTCTCAAGGCTGGGCGCCTAGGGATTGGGACGTTGGAGCCGAGGGCGGCTTTGGATGTGCAGGGACCAGTTAGAATATATGATACGGAATTAACTAACCCTGTTTTCGCAGAATTCGCTACTAATTATTCAAGTACAGGTTTTAGTGATGAACAATCATCAAATTCTCATTGGCGCGACCCTACTAATAACATTTTAGACTTTAATGAAGTTACACTACAATCAAGTCACAATGCATTTGACGCTGATTCGGCTGTAGGTGTACGAGGAAGTTTCACAGCACCAGTTGATGGGTTATACGTGGTTAATTATGCCGCACTAATAAATAGATACAGTACCTCTTCTCATATATACGTCTATGTAAACGGAAGCAATGCAAATGATACGGGTATTAATTCACACCAAAATAGAAATACTACAGGTTCGATGTGGACCACACTCACCATTCAAAGAGTTACGAGACTAAAACGTGGTGATAAGGTTCAATGTTATATCACTGGAGGGTTTTACACATTGGGTTACTATTCTTTCGGGAGTATATATCAAATTGGAGCATAAAAAAATATCATAATAAATAAATGGAATTAAACATTCTAGAAGACGGTGCAGAAATTTATAAAGTTATACAAAAATATGTAACACTTCCTCCACCCGGATACTGGAGCTACGGTACAACATGGGATTCTATTAACTTTCCAGATGAGTATGAAAAACCACCACGTGATAATTTTGAAGAAGATTTACAAGAATTGTTAGTTAAAAAAAGATGGAAAGAACTTCGCGAAGAACGTAATAAACGCATGGCTGCATGTGATTGGACACAGTTACCAAATGTACCTCTTCCGGGTGCTAAAAAATACGAGTGGGAGACGTATCGCCAAGCTCTTCGTGACATTACACAAACGACCGAAGATCCAAGAAACCCTGTTTGGCCAACCCCTCCTCAGTAAACAGATCCCATTTTATATGATAGTGACAGCACTTAAAAATAAAGTCTCACTATATTATAAAATGTCTGGTGGTATTGCCCAACTCGTAGCCGTCGGAGCCCAGGATGTGCACCTCGTCGGTCAGCCCGAGGTGTCTTTCTTCAGGTCCACCTACAAGCGTCATACGAACTTCTCCCAAACTGTCGAGCGTCAGGTCATTCAAGGCAACGTCTCGAACAACGGTATGTCGACCATCCGCTTCGAGCGCAAGGGTGACATGCTCAACTACGTCTACCTCGTTCCCAACGACGGTAGCGCGACCCAAGCTATCGCCGATTGGACCACTGTAATTTCCAAGGTGGAACTTCTCGTGGGTGGTCAGGTTATCGATGAGCAGGATTCGACCTACTCGACCCTCATCGCGCCTATCCTCTCCGCGACCAACTCTTCCAAGTCCGTCGCCAGTGACCTCTACGGTGGTGCGACTGCCGAGCGGTTCTACCCTCTCCGTTTCGCTTTCTGTGAGAACTGGCAGACCGCCCTTCCTCTCATTGCTCTTCAGTACCACGATGTAGAGCTTCGTATCACGTGGGGTGGTTCCGCCGCGAACTACAAGTGGGACGTCTACGCCAACTACGCGTACCTCGATACCCAGGAGCGTGAGATGTTCGCTTCTCAGCCCCTCAACATGCTCATCACCCAGGTCCAGAAGGCCGTGTCTTCCGGTTCCAAGATGCAGGAGCTCAACTTCAACCATCCGGTCAAATACCTCGCCGCCGGTAAGGCGACTGCTCTTTCTATCCTCAACAACGACAACAAGCTCAAACTCCAGATTAACGGTACCGACGTCGCCGACTTCAAGTTTGCCGATCCCAACTTCTCCCACGTTCCTCTCTATTACCACACTTCCAACGCTTCCAAGCCCGCGACCCTCAAGACGCTGTTCTTCTACCCCTTCTGTCTCGACGCGGGTAAGCTTCAGCCTACCGGTACTCTGAACTTCTCCCGTCTCGACTCGGCTCGTCTCATCAACGACAACCAGAACGTCAGCGATGACATTTATGCTGTGAACTTCAACGTATTACGCGTTGAGAATGGTATGGGCGGTCTATTATATTCTAACTAAGTAGTAAAAGATGCTTTGGAAAATATTTTTTCTTCTATCCATCGTTTTTGTATTGACGTACGATCCTAAGTCCAGGACACTCGAAACCTTTGTCGGTCAGCCCAAAACGCCGTCCACAAACAAATCGTGTGAAAACGCGCATTACGAAGCCGTTCAATTCGCTCAGACCCCGTACGAGTGTCCCACACCTGGTAAGACTAAGATGGGTGTAATTACTTAAAAAGAAGATGTTAGTTTCAATTATAAATGGTCCCAGTTACGAAGGACACTCTTTTAGTCGTGGCCACTGTCGTGTGTGCCGTCGCTCTCGTATTTCTGTTTAAGGAGATGAATAAGGCCAAGAAGGATATCGATGGGTTCAAGAATTTTTCAGCCCAGGTCGTCAGGCACCTGACCGCACCCCCTACCACCGAAGAGACACCTGTTTCTGACGCGGAAGACGAGCCGAAGAAAATCGAGGTAAAGGAGGACGAATAAACATATCGCCTTATAATAACTTGCGAATGCGCAATGAAAAAGTACAAAGCGATTGCAATACCGGTTAGCTTTGCTGATGGGAAACCTCGGTTTCTCACAGTGAGGGATTGGCGCTTTAAGGATTGGATTTTCGTCACAGGTGGGTGTAGACGACGGGAGATTTTCAATCCTTTACGATGTGCCTTAAGGGAATTAGAAGAGGAGACACGAGGGGTTGTCTCACTAAAAAATGGAGAATACACCGAATTCAAATTTACAGTCAAGGAGAGTCCAACAGTAGAACTCGAGTACAATGTATATATCTTTTTCGTCAACTTTTCTCGTTCGGAACAGCAGACCCAGGTCCGAAAGTTCTATGAAGAAAAGCACAAGATGCAGTTGAAAAAAATAAACAATCAACCCATTCGTAAAACCCATGACGAAAACGATTACATGAGTTACGATACCCTCGAGGAGTTTAACTCACGTAAACGTTGGAAACTCATAATCGATAACGTTCTTAAAAACCCTAAATT